TCAAACCTTCAGCAGACCCGATACCGCTTGGCATGCAGGTAACTGGCCAGTCAACCAAACCAGCATCGGCATCGAATGTAACCCACGCGCTAGTGAGGCTGATAAGCAGACTGTTGCCGCGCTGATTCGCGATATTCAGTCTCGTCACGGCAAACTCCGGATCATCGGACACAAAGATGCAAGCTCTACTGCTTGCCCTGGCCGCTACTACCCACCAGCCCAGGTGCTTGCACCATACCTGGGTGGTAATGGTGGTGTTCCTGCCGCTGTGAGGCCGCCTGCTGCGTCTGCTCCTGGTGGCAGTATTGATGAGCTGGCTCGCGCAGTGCTCGCTGGCCGCTACGGCAATGGTGAGGAACGCAAGCGTCGCCTCGGTGCCCGTTACGCAGAAGTGCAGAAACGGGTGAACGAACTCATTGCTGGCAAAGCACCAGCACCATCTAGTCCGAATCTTGATGCTCTGGCAAATGCTGTGCTTCGTGGCGAGTACGGTAATGGCGATGAGCGCCGCCGCCGTCTAGGTCACCTATATCAGCCGGTGCAGGATCTGGTGAACCGTAAGCTCGGCATCCGCTAGATTCTGCATCTATTTTTGGTCCCGCATCAGCCCCTCGTTTGGGTTGGTGCGGGACCTTTTCTCATTTTTGGGGCTTAACAAACTGCGCGTCAGTGGCCTACCTGTGACCGATTCATTTTCAACCGTGATAGGAGCACCCCGCTGATGGCACTAACAGAGCATCAAAAACAGGTGGCTACACGTATCAGGGAACAAGGCGGAACACCCAAACAGATAGCAGAACTATTACTGGTGAGCCTGCAAGATGTGAAGAATTTTCTCGCCCGCGCCAAAATCACCACGAAAGCCGTCAGCAATGATGATGATCTGTGGTGTGCATGGTGCGGTGAAGCCCTAGAAACTTCCAAATTCAACTCCCGCAAACGCTTCTGCAATGACGCTCACCGATTGAAATGGTGGGCAGTGAATCGTCACCACATCACCCCACGCACAAGACAGCCACAGCGTTGCTTGAACTGCGGGACGGTGTTTGTGGCCTGGAGTTCAGCTGCCCGAAAGTACTGCGATCACGGCTGCTACATCCAACACCGCTACGGCACCAAAGGTGGCAAACCATGAGCCTGCTTGAAGCCGAAACCAGATGCCGCACCGCCCTCAACATCGCACACCAGCTCTTGCAACAAAACCTCATCACCACCGCTGAATTTCATGCACTCGAGGAGCGGCTTTCCGCTAAATATTCAGCGAAAGTTAGTGCCCTGAATCTGCCCAAATCTGCTTGATACAAGCCCGCTTCTAGGGCTGTATAGACATGACCCAAACGCCTAGTTTCCTGGAGTTTCACCCCTGATGGCAACGATCACTGAACTGACCACACCTGCAATCAAACCCACCCTGATAAGGGTCGCTGCTTATGCGCGAGTAAGCACTGAGAGCGACAAGCAACTGCATTCATATGCAGCGCAGGTTTCCCACTACCAACAGTTGATTGCGACTCGTGCGGGTTGGGCGTTTGCTGGCATCTACACCGACAACGGCATCACCGGAACGAGCACGGTGAAGCGTGACGGATTCCAGGACATGATGGCCGCTGCCCGCGCTGGTGAAATCGACCTGATCCTGACCAAGAGTATTAGCCGTTTTGCTCTAAATACCGTTGACCTGCTCGAGCATGTGCGTGAACTCAAAACTTTGGGTGTGGCAGTGCAGTTTGAGCGGGAGAAGATTGATACCTCCACGATGGATGGAGAAATCCTCCTCACCCTCCTCGCCAGCTTCGCACAAGCAGAAAGCGAGTCCAACAGCCAAGCAGTGAAGTGGGCGGTGCGCAAGAAATACCAGGAAGGCTACGCGCACTCCATTACTGCGCTCGGATATCAAACCATTGGCCGTGAAATCCGTATCGTGCCAGATGAAGCAGAACTCGTACGCAGACTATTCCACGGCTATCTTTCAGGTATCAGCCCAGAAAAGGTCGCCCAACAATTTCGGGATGAAGGTTTGACCCCGACAAGCAGGGGCATGGTGGTCAACCCAAACCGGGCACGTACCGTGCTAGATAACCCGATCTACATCGGCACCATCATCGGGCAGAAATACATCATGCCCACCGTTGGCGGCACGGCCTGCCTGAACCAAGGTGAACAACCCCAGTATCTGATCGAGAATCACCACGAACCCATCATCGACAAGGAAACCTTTGACGCGGTCCAGGCTGAACTAAAACGCCGCAAAGAAGCAGGCCACCTGACCCTCACACCCTCTATCGGGTCTAGCGCACTCACCCACAGAATCCACTGCACCGTCTGCGGCCGCAAATATCACCGCAGAACCAAGCACCGTAAAACCTTGAGCTACAAGTTCTGGTGGTGCGAAACCGCAACCAAAGGCAAAGGCAACCCCTGCAACGCTAAGCAAATCAGAGAAGTCCAACTCCACCGCATCGTCCTCGACGCCCTCGGTGTCCCAACCTGGAATGACGAGGAAATCCTTAGCCTGCTCGACCACATCGAAATCAGCCCGGCACTTGAGCTGCGGCTCGTGCTCAAAACCGGGGACACTATGACCCGCACCCTGGCAGGAGAGAAATAATGGCTCGCAAAGTCACCACCATCCCAGCAACCCGCACCATCACCGGCCAGCCCGTCACCCAAACCACCAAACGCAAGGTTGCAGGCTACGCTCGCGTCTCAACCAACGAAGAAGACCAAGCCAACTCCTACCAGGCACAAATCGACTACTACACCCAATACATCAACGGCCACGGCGAGTGGGAAATGGTCGAGGTCTACACCGACGAAGGCATCTCCGGCACCAGCACCGCCAAGCGTGCAGGGTTTCAGCGGATGATCGCTGACGCTCTGGCTGGCAAGATCGACCTGATTGTCACCAAGAGCGTCAGCCGCTTCGCCCGAAACACCGTCGACTCTTTGACCACCGTGCGTGCGCTGAAAGAAAAAGGCGTGGAGGTGTTCTTCGAGAAAGAAAACATATGGACTCTCGATTCTAAGGGCGAACTGCTCATCACCATCATGTCGAGCCTGGCGCAGGAAGAATCCCGGTCAATCAGTGAGAACGTGACCTGGGGTAAACGCAAAGCCTTCAAAGACGGCAAAGTCCACTTCCCGTTCAGTTCTGTGATTGGGTTCCGCAAAGGAGCAGACGGCAGTGTCGAAATCGACCCAGAAACAGCGCCGATCGTGGAGCGCATCTACCGCGAATATCTTGAGGGCGCATCCACCCTGCAAATCGCTAAAGCCCTTACGGCGGAGGGTATTCCAACCCCGCGTGGCAAAACCCAGTGGCAGACATCAACCATCAAGAGCATTCTCACGAACGAGAAGTACAAGGGCGACGCACTGCTACAGAAGCGGTTTACTGCTGACTTTCTAACGAAGAATCTGGTGAAGAACGAGGGGCAAGTACCGCAGTATTACGTGGAGGGTAACCACCCAGCGATTATTGACTCGGATGTGTGGGAACTCGTCCAACACATCATGAAAACTACGCCGAGCAGTGGCCGTGCTGACCGCACGTTCTCACGCATGGTGTTCTGCGAGCACTGCGGTGGTTTGTATGGTGCGAAGACCTGGCACTCAACAAGCAAGTACAAGCGGGTGGTGTGGAAGTGCAACCAGCGCTACGAAGTAGAGCACCCCGGCAAGACCCCGACTATCACGGATGAGCAGTTACAGGCAGCATGGATTGATGCTCTGACTGGGCTGGTGAAGCGCCGCAACCTGATTGACTGGGAAGAACTGCGGGCCATGCTGGCTGACACCACCGAAGTTGAAACCGAGCTAATGGTGTTGCAAGGCGAGCTTGAAGTCGTCACTGAGCTCATGACCCGAGCGATTGAGGACAACAAGGTGAGCGTGCAGAATCAGGATGAATACTGGGCACGCTACAGCCAGCTAGAGGATCGCTACGCCCAAACTTCTTCGAAGCTCACCGAAGCACATGAAGTGCTTGCTCGCAGACATGCGTGCGGGATTGAACTGGGTCGGATGCGCAAAGCCATCACCACACTCAAGCCAGATGCGCTCGACTGGGACGAAGCGTTGTTTCACCTCATCACCGACCGCATCAGCATTGGTGTTGACGGGCAGATCAGCGTGGAGTTTAAAAGTGGGGTTCAGCAATGGTAGAACATGCGTGGCTGACAAAACTCTATGGAGTTACAGGCTCACCACGCGAGCTCAAGATATCTTCAATTTCTTTCATCTCAGCAGTCTGCACATCAAGCATTTGCTGCGCCAAATCAATAAGTGGCTTGTAACCACCATTCTTGATCTGGTCTTCGGTCATAGCGATGGCACCTGCGTGGTGAAAATGCATAAGTTGAAGGAAAAGCGTATCCACTTCAGCGCCAGAAAGAGACTTGAGCTCTGTCATTTGCTCAGGGGTCAACATACCGTTGGCGACATGTGGCGCATGGTGCTCCATTGCCTCTTGCTGGTTCCATTGATCCGCCCAGTCTCGCATGATGACGATTTCTTCTTCTTGGCCACCTTTGATTCGCTGAGCTAGATCTCTTGCATCTTCACTAGCACCTTCCGTTTCTAGAATGATCTCGCTCATTTCGACTGCCTGCGCATGATGTGGGGTCATCATGGCGATGAAGTGAATGTCTGTTGCGTTCACCTCTGCGGGGATACTTTCCTGAACGTCGGATTGCGCAGCTACTTCTCCTCCTGTTTGCGGGCTGTCATTTTGGGCACAAGCGGTGAGCCCAAACGTAAGGCTCAGGGCTGTACCAGCCACCAGCAGTTTTTTCGTCATAGATGCTTCCATATCTTCACCTTGCCCTTACTTCGGTTTCGCCCATTGTGTCCTGTAGCAGTTTGGGCGAATTGCATATCGTTGATGCTTTGACAGTGTATACCCCTGCCGGGTATAGTTGCAAATACCCCCCAGGGGTATAATCGGGACTGTCGCCGAAACCAAAATCACCATTTCACAGATAGGAAGTCTCGCGTGAAAACACTCGAATTCAAGGTCACAGGCATGACATGCGGCCACTGCGAATTGTCCGTAAAAGAAGAAGTCCTGGGAGTTTTAGGAGTTTCAGAAGTTGCAGTGAGCGCCAAGAAAGGCGCATTAACCGTCACCGCTGGCAGTGACGTTGACACACAAGCAATTATTTCTGCCGTTGCAGAAGCAGGATACCAGGCAGAAAAACACTAATCCCCACCGAATCTCCTCGAGAGGAGCAATTATGAAAACTCGGGAAATAGAACTAGCCATCACAGGCATGACCTGCGCATGGGCCCGACCCCCGGAAAG